CGGCAAGCGGCGAGGGACTGCACGCATGGCTGCGCCGAGAGATGCCGGAAGGTACTGTGATTGGCGACCCTGACTGGTGGGCGACACGAATCCACCGCGTAGCACTGGCGGAATTGACGGCTAACGCAGAAGTCACCGGCGCCGAAGGCGTCCGCGTGGACTGCCGGGTTAGAGCGCTGGTAACTACGGAGAACAAGACATGGAACTATTGAATTACGCACGGCGCTGCAAGAAGAAAACCGGCCACGAACGGCACGATACGCTGCACGCCGCCGACAACAACGCGACATTCTGCGGAAAGGAGCTTAACGAGATGTGGTTCCTTGAGTCGAATGCTGGCCTTGAGCCGGATGACGTGTCTTGCAAAGAGTGCAGGCGGCTCATGCGCTCTAACGCATGAGACACGTCACTTTTGACGCGTAACCGCGTATTTACAGAGTTTTACGTCACATGGCCAAACACATCGAACTAAGCCGCTGGCTGGCCGACAACTTCGACCCGCCGCCGCACATCAGCACCGCACGGCGCTGGGTCAGCCAGGGGCGCATCTACCCGGAACCGATCCGCGCCGGCGCGAAAATCTACGTGTTGCCAACGGCGATGTATCGGAAGCAAACTGACCAACCCAAGAGCATCCTAGATCATGTCCGTGAGCAGGCCGCGCAAAACAACCAGCGATGATCTACCCGCAAACCTCTATGAACAGCGGCCGGGGTACTTTGTTTACGTCAACCGCCTGATTGGGAAAGCCATCGCAGTGGGCCGCGTGCCGCGCAAGGACGCGATCAAGCAGGCCATCGAGGCCAACCAATACGTTGAGGCCGAACAAGCACAGACAGACATCCTCGCAAAGATTCAAGCCAGCACCGGCGCCACGCTGGCGGACTGGCTCAGCGAATACGCCAAGATTCAATCCAGACGCAACCTGGCCGCAACAACCCAACGGCAATTAAACTGGAAGCGCAGCGCACTTGAGGCCAAATTCGGGCGGCGAACACTGGCCGAACTCGCCGCGCCGCGCATCTGGGCGGACTGGATCGACGGCATGATCGAAGCCGGCAAACACGGCGCGGCGGTGAACTGGAAAAGCTACGTCCAGGACGTGTGGCGCGAAGCCATCGCCCAGGGATGGGCAACCACCAACCCCATCATGGTGCTACGCAGCGTCCCGGCCGGCGTCAAACGCGCCCGCCTGACGCTCGACGGATTCCGCGTCATCTATGCCGCTGCCGCCAAGCATGACCCGTGGCTGCAACGCGCCATGGAACTTGCCATCATTACCGGCCAAAGGCGCGAAGACCTGGCCGCGATGCAGTTCCGCAAGCGTGCCGACGCATCGGCATGGATCGAGTCCGGCACGCTCTACGTGCGACAAGGCAAGACAGGCGCACAACTCGCCATCCCGCTCGATCTGCGCCTTGACTCGCTCGATCTGACGCTATCCGATGTGGTGGCGAAATGCCGCGATGCCGTGGTTTCACCCTGGCTACTGCATCAGATACGGCATCAATCCAGAGTAGCACCAGGTGATGCGCTATCGCTCAACCGGCTGACAAAGGGATTCGCCAAGGCGCGCGATTCCGTGCCGCGCTTCTGGCCTGAGGGCATCGAACCGCCGACCTTCCACGAAATGCGCTCACTCTCGATCAGGTTATGGACCGATCAGGCCGGCGCCGAATTCGCCCAGGCGCTGGCCGGTCACAAGGACGCAGCAACGACTGCCGTTTATCGGGATGTTCGCGGGTCTGAGTGGACTAAAATCATTATGAAAACAGGCTAGCTTATAGTGTGCGAATAACGAGCAAATAATAAACACTCCCCGCAAAGCCAATATCCATGCGGGTTTGACAGGAGTTAGTAAGATTAGCACTCAAATATACATAAAAACGTACACTTTAATAATCAAATCAACAGCTTAAACATACAACACAGCACACAATAAACGCGCAAAACAGGCACGCGCCCATAGCCGGCGCGGTTTTGTGCAAGGTCTTAACAGTTTTGCTGCGAATCAAGCCATTGGATTAAGGGTAGTAGTGCGATAAGTTCTTCTGCGGTCTGGTGTTGGTTAACGTAAAAAGTCAGCGGGTGGATCATCACAACCCAAGCGAAGTGCGTTGATCCCGCCCCCATTGCCGCACGCCTTCGACAAATTCGCCGAACACGGTCATGGCCTGCACTTCATCGCTAGTGGGTTGATACACCCCCATCGCCGCGCCAACACCGATGCGGGCGAACTTAAGTTCATCCTCCAATGGATAGGCGTCGCGGATCATGGTGCGCATGCGCTCATCAATCAACCGACAATGCGGGCTGGCGGCAATGATTTGAGCGCGCAGGGTGGCATCCGGCGTCACGCTGGCGATGCTGTCTACGATTTCGGCGTGCTGCGCGACTGGCAGGGCGCCGGCTTCGGGCAGGCAAACGTATGTGGTGCCATCCGCCAAGGTGGCGAGTTCGGTCGCGCCATCAGGCGCGGCAAGTTCACGAGTAACCTGGGCGTTGATAAACTTTCGGTAGGAGACGATAGAGGGCATGGTGATTTCCTTTCAGGTAGCGCAGCAGGTGCTGCAAAGAGTGGGTTTTGCGTGCGTGGCCCAAAACACTGATCACGCTATCGAGCCTCCCGCGTTTGGCGGCGGCTCTTAGTGTGTAAAGGCTGTGCCGGCGGATGAAGCGCTTGCTGGCCCAGGTGCGGTAGCCGACGAAGTTGATGCCGCGTGTGACGCGGGCCAGGGTTGAGCGTGATAGCGTGAGGCGCAGGCCGGCCAAGAACACTATCACCCGCTCTCGTGCGGTCACGGCGTTCGCGCGAGTCAGGCCGAAAAGCACAAAATCATCAACATAACGGCAGTAACGCAGCGGCTTGATTTCGCGCACAATGAAGTGGTCGAGCGGGTCTAGGTAAAGCAGTGCGTAAATCTGGCTGAGTAGATTGCCGATGGGGATGCCGACTGGTTCGCCGTGGTCTGCAAAGGCCATCATCAGATCAACGAAGCGGCGATCTTTAATCTTGCGCTCAATCAATGTGCGCAGAATATCGCGGTCGATGCGATAGAAAAATTTGCGGATATCGAGCTTGAGCGTGTAGCTGTCCGGCGCACAAACCTGCATTGCCTCCTGCGCATAATCAGCGGCCTTGTGCGTGCCTCGCCCGACTCGGCAGGCGAACGATTGGTCAATGAAGCCCCTGTTGAATATCGGGTAGATCTCGGCGTAGATGGCATGTTGCACCACTAGGTCGCGGAAAGCAGGTGCGTATATCTGCCGCGTTTTTGGTTCGTAAACGGTGAAGCTGTAGTAGGGGCCGGGGCGATATGTGCCGCCGTGCAATTCGGCGTGCAGTGCGTCCAGGTTGTGTGCCAAGTGCTTTTCGAATTGAAAGCAGGCGCGTTTACCGCGCTTGTGGCGTGCGGCGGCATGGAATGCCGCCAACAAAGACGCCGGTGTAAACGTGCGCTCGAATAAATAGCCAGCGCGTTTCATGGGGCCAGACTTTCGAGAATGACAGAATCAAACCTACTAGAAAGGCCCATGCAAACCGATTTAGCCGAGGCAAAAGCCTCGCGCCGGAAAGCGTCTCCCTTGGTTCCACTTCGATCTTTCGATCCGTGAGGTGAAGCCGAGTCCGAGCGAAACCCAACATTGTCGTTGGAGTTGCCCTGCGCATTGTTGAGGTTCAACGCCCAAACGCCCGCACTGGACGAATTGTTCCAATTCCCGCCGGCAATCGGGCACATGTTAAGACGCTTCCCGTTTGTCTAGCGCACGATCAGCAACTACCCAGCCGCCGATCATGCGCCCTAACTCGTCCACCATCCGCGAGATAACTAAGTAGCGGTGTTCGCCGTCTTTCTCGGGGTGGTGGTGTCCATCCTTGAACTCAAAATAACCGAGCGCATGCGCCAAGCGCAGCAGCATGCGCAGCTGCTCGTGGCGTACATCGAGGTTGGTTATTGCGGTTTTTTTGTGATAGCGCTTTTGCGCCTCCACGATGAAGCTGTAGGTGTCATAAGCCGCGCGCCGAATCTCCAGCGCAAGACCGTGCTTCTCGTGTTTCGGGAAGTGATTGAGATACAAATTCATCTGACGTGCAAAGTCCGTAAATTTGCTATCCAGCCTAGCTTCGTCGTGAAGGCCCATCGCTATCGCTCGGGCCGTCAGAGGTACAAGGCCGAGCGAAACCCAACAGTGGCGTCGGAGTAGCCCCGCGCAGCGCTGAGGGCCAACGCCCAAACGCCCGCACCGGACGAAGCGTTCCAAGACCCGCCGGCAATCGGGCACGAATCCGCCGTGCTGAAATCGTTTAGGGTGTCATTGCCGAACATGTTTGACCCGCCTGCCACTAGCGGAACGCCCGCGCCGGTCATCTGCCATGCGGTGCCGCTGGTGGCGGCGCTGAGCGCTTGGCTGGCGCTGCCCATCGTTAATGTGCGGTCGGAAAAATTCAGCGCATAGCCGGTGAAGTTGTTCATCAGGCCGAGATCGTCATACAGCGCGGCTAGGCCGGTTGCGCCCCACAGATCAGTCGCCAGGGCGTTGCCGCCTGTCACGTTGCGCATCGCCGTGGCGGTTTTCAGCACATAAAAATTGCCGACTGCGGGATCGTTATTGTTTACCGTCAAGCCCGGGGTGATCTCCCACATGCAGCCATTAAGATCTGCCACGCCACAGTTCTGCCCGTTGTGTGTGGTGCGCGCGAACAGGTTGGCGCTACCGGTTTTGCATGAGTTGTTGGCGGCGTAGCCATCCCACACAAATGTCAGCATGGCATCCTGCGCATCGCTCAGTGCGTTGTTGTTGCAGCCCTTCGGGAAGTTGCTGGTGCTGCTGGAATACCAGGCATTAAATGTGGTGCTGGTGCTGGATTGGCCGTGTGCCAGGGAAAGCAAAGCCAGCGCTTTGAAAATGAACAGCGAGTTGCAGAAGAAGTTCGCGCCGCGCGTTTTTGCCGCTGCAATTGCGCCGGCATACGTGTTTGCGGGTGCGCCGGTGAGGCCGTTAAACGGATTATGTGCAAGGGCACTGCTGAGCGGGTTGCCGTTACGCAGGCTGCTGGCAGTGCCAGCGTTGTTGGTGGCGAGGTATTTATCGACAAACACGCCGGATTTGATTGCGCCGCCATCGTAGAACGCTCGGTGCAACGCATAGCCGGCTGAGGTGGCGGAGGCGATGCTGGCGTAGGTGGAAAACGGCTTGATGTCAACAATGTTGATCGCCAGCCCGTTTACCCCGGTGCCGAACTTGTAAAAAAACGCCGGCATCCAGACCATGATGCTACCGTCCGAAAACTGATAATTTCCGTAATTGTCGGACGCCGGATCGCGCGTGCCGGACAGCTCCACCATGCCGGTGGGCAGGGCCTCTGGACAGATGCCAACACCGAAGCCGCGCTGGCCGGGAAGGCCGATATCATTGACGCCGCCGGAATTGCCGGAACCGATGGCGATGCCGTTAGGAAAATAGACTGGTTGGCCGTCCTTGCCGGTGATGCTGCGTAAGATCAGGTTGCTCATAAAATGCTCCAGGTGGAATGGTCTTCAAGGGTAATGGTGGTGCCGGCTGCGATTTCCAGCGGGCCGGCGCTGTAGGCGTTGAAGTGGCTGGGGATGGTGGTGTTTTCACTGGCCACGCGGGGGTTCATGCGGATCACAGGGTTGAGATCGGGGTTGGCTGCTAGGGCGGCGGTCCAGGCGGCTTGTGCGTTGCTGGCGCTGGCGGCAGCTTCGGTAGCTTTGCTGGTGGCGGTGCTGGCGTTGGTTGCGGCGTTGGCCAGGCCTGCCGCCATGGCGGTGGTGTGGGCGGCAATGACCGAGTCGTGCTTGGTGGTTACATCCGACTGCTTGGCGGTCACATCCGCCGCCAGCGCATTGGCCTGCGTGCCAAACGCCGGCAACGCAGACAAAAACGCGTCGGCGCGGGTGCGGAAGTCGGCGGCGTCTTCGCGCGTCGGCGCGGGGGGTAGTGCGCTAATGGTCATGTCAGTCCCTCAATCGTCATGGATGCCTCGGAATAGGTCGGATAAGCGATGTTGATACCCCAATCGCGCAGCCAGCCGAACGCGAGCAGGGAGTCGTACTGCGTGCCACCCAGCCAAATCACCGGCGTGGCGCGGATGGCGGCGAACTGGGCCGCAACGTAATCAACTCGGGTAGCGGGGATACTTGCGATGACTTCGAATCGCTTGGCGAACGCGCGTTGGCTGACGTAACTGCCGCCCCAATCATCGGTTTCCTTGCGTGAGTAATCGGTAATACCAATGCGCGCGCCGTAGGCAATGTCGCCCACGTCCACTGCCTGCCCCACCGCCAACGTGCCACATTGCGCCGTGCCGGCGGCGGCGATACTCACGCTCAGGTGGCCTGTTTCGTAGGGCGGCAAATCGCTGATGACCAGCGTCTTATTGGGGGTGATTTGCGCGTAGAAATACTCCCACCAGTCAGTCAAAATGGCGGTGTCGGATACGTCGAAACTGCGGTTATAGACCGTTGGTCCACCTGGGCCGTCAGTCATGGTCACCGTGATCGAGGTGCCAGCAATATCCAGCAGCGCCAGTGAGGTGATAAAGCCGGGTTTCAGCGTCACGGTGAGCGGTGAGGCTTGAGCGGTGACCGTGCCGACCACGGCGTCTAACATCGCCCATCGGTTGGTAGGCCCAACATCCAGCCACCAGGTGCCATCATCGGTGGCCGGATCGTGGTTGAGGTTGCCGGCCTGCGTGCTCAGGTAAATCCGGTGCGTGCTGGCGAGAATGACGCGCGCATCCTGCGCGTAGGTGGTCGCGCCGCTCCAGGCGGCGTGATCGTTTTCGGCGCGCGTGCTGCTGATGAATTGCGCATCGCCGATTTGCACCGGCTTGATAAATTGCATCATGTTGTAGCCCTCACGCTGAGCGCATCCCCGTCCGGCATGGCGCGGTCGAGCAGGCGTGCCGCCTTGCCGGTGTGCTGCGCGGTGGCGCGGGTTTCGGCGCGCAGCTGCACCACCTCGGCGCGCAGGGCTTTGAGTTCGGCCAGCAGCGCGGTGTTGTTCTCGCGCGGGCTGGACAGCCGGCGCATCAATTCCGAGTTATCGGCGGCGGGGATGATGCGTTCGCCTTCGTGGATGCGCGCGGTCATGTCACGCGGTACCCAGTTGGTGCCGACGGCAAATTGCGGGATGCCGCCGAGAGCGCGGATGGCAGATCGCTGGGCTTCGATCTGGTCTTTCAGGTCTTTGAGGGTGCTGGCTTGGCCTAGCGTCTTGTCGGAGAGCTTTTCAGCGGCGTAGGCGGCTTTGAAAGCACTGATGTTGTTGTAGCCGGTCATCGTGGCGTATGAGTGCTGACCGTATTGCTGACTATATAGACCGTCAACAACCGCAAATTGCGCGCTGTTGGAGTAATCCAACGGCCCCGCCTTGGCGTTGATGTATTGCCCGCTGCCATACAGGGATTGCAGTTGCCAGATTCGATCAATACCCGCGTTCACCCCCGCAATCGCCCCCGCCTGCTGCTCGGTCAGCGCCTTCAGCAACATATTGCCGTTGGCGATGTCGGCTTTGGTTTTCTCCGCAGCGGTCATGGCCACAATGGCGTTTTTCAGCGCATCCATCGAACTATTCAGTTGCAGGATGCGGGCGCTGTTGGTGATGCTCTCACCCACCAACTGGCGTAATTGGTCGATCTGGCGATCGGTCTGTGTTGACAGGTCCACCGTGTTGGCGTCGACGTTGCCTAGCACGCGCTTTGCTGCTTCCTGCCGTGCGGCATCGAGCGCGTCCAGGCTGTTGGCCTGGGTGTGCAGGTTCTGCAGCGCCGCCAGTTGTTGCTTGGCATAGCTCTCGGTGGCCGGCAACTTCTCCAACTCGTTGGCGATGCGGGTCGCGGCGATGTCGTACTCGGTGCGGCTCTTGGCCTGGTTGCGCACGGCATCAAGGTACTCTTTGGCGCTGTCGGCAATCGCGTTGCTGGCGTCGAAATCACCCAACTTGGCGCGGCTTAGGTCTGCGTTATAGGCACTACGCAGGCTGTTTAACGTGCTGCCTGGAGAGGTTAGGTCGGCGCGAAGTTCGCGGATAAAACTCGCCACGCCCTGGCCGGCGCTGGCGAGCGCGTTCAGTTGGTCGGTGTAGGCCTCATTTGCCGTTTTTGCATCGCTCAGCGCCTGTACATGCAAGAACAGGGCGCGGTTCAGCGGGTCGATGCTGGCTAGTTCGCGTTCGCGCAGGGCGGCTTCGTCGCCCAACAGGGCGAACATTTGTTTTTCCAGGTTGTTGCGTTCGTCTAAGATTTCCTGTGCCAGTTTCAACTGCTCGGCTTCCAGCTCGTGCAGTTGCCCGGAGATGTTGTTGACCAACTCGGCAAACCCGGCTGATACATTCAGCAGCGCGGCATAGGTGGCGCGGCCACTCAAGGTGGTGAGGTCTTGCGCCTCCATCAACTGGCGGAATGCGGCGATGGTGGTCGGCATGGTTTTGACGCCGATATTGATCAGGCTGTCACGCATACCGGCCACAGCGGCAGTGAAGCGTTCGCCTTCGCTGTAAAAATTCTGGTAATACCCGGCTGAGAGGTCGATAAACGCCTGCATGCCACCGGCCAAATCAGCCAGTTGGTTTGCCATGTCCGCACCAGACAGGCTGGCGGAGAAGGCGTTGCGGGACAGGCTGGCCATCGTCGCGTTGACAGCGGTCAAGTGGACAACCAAGCGCTCCAGTGTTTGTGCGGAGGATTCGCCGGCTCGGGTGTACTTTACCGTCCCCAGTGCCAGGTTTGCCATGTCATTCGCCATTTCGGCGAAAACCTCGGTGAATTTGGCTTGCCTGCCCGCCTCATCCAGCCCCGTTAGGCTGACGTTGATGCTCTTTGTGTACGCCACAATTTTATCGGTCTGGAGGCCCATCGCATGGGCGTAATCCGTCGTCGCGCGCTTCAGCCAGGCAAACTCGTCGGACATTGCCCTGGTGGCTTGATTGGAAAGCGGCCCGGTGTCGATGCCGCTTTTATCGGAGCGGAACCAGCCACCTTTTTGTTTCCAGGTTGCCCATTCTGAGCCGCTGAAGTCTTCGCCCGCAAACGTGCCGCTAATTCCATCGCCGGTGGATTTTTTTGCCCCCATGCCGAATGCGCGGTTTACCAGGCCGCCGATGGCGCCGCCGATGACCGAGCCGATCGGCCCCCATATCGAGCCGATGGCCGTGCCCAGTGCCACGGCTGTATTACCACTCTTGCCGATTACACTGTAGCCGCCGCTGATCATCTTGCCGAGGACAAAGCCGGCGGCTGCGCCGCCGAGCGCGGAAGCGGCAGAGCCGACAGCGCCGGAGTTGGCCATTAAAGATGACCCGGCCGAATTCAGCGCACCTGTGGTGTTGGTCACCAACCAATTGCCCGCCGCTTCGGTGGCAAACGCTACGCTATTTCCCAGCGCGGCGAAGCCGCCGGCGACGCTGTCATATAGCGCCTTCAACCCGCCTGCGACGCCAATCGTACTTGAACTGCCGCCCGCAATTCCTCCTGCCTGGGCTGTGCCGCCCATGCCCACCGCGCCAAGAAGTGTGGTGCTGATCTGCACCGAAATCGGTTTTAGGAATGCGGCCTTGAGGTAGTTCTTGATTGTGTCGACGAAGTTGCGGCCAATATCTTTGCCGCCTTCAAAGCCGCGCATCAGGGCGTCTGTGAGGCTCTTTTCAATGTCGTCCGCCGCGCGCTTCCATTCATCCTGCGCCGTGCGGGCTTCATCGGCAATCAGTTGGCGGGCGGCCCCTTGGCCCAACAACCCTTTCTTTTCGCGCAGCAGTTTGATTTGCTCGGCCAATGCCGCCAGGTAATCTGCATTCTGCTCGGTCAGCGCGGTATCGGCATAAAGCTGTTCTTTGCTGGCAATGGTGGCGTCCAGCCGGGTTTGCGTGAGCAGGGCCAGCTGCTCGGCAGTGAGGCCGATTTCTTCGTTGCGCAGCCGCAGGCCTTCGATCTCTTCGCCCAGGCTGGCCACGGTGGATTGTGCCGTTTCGGTCATGGCCTGGGCATTGGCGTCGACCATGCCATTGAACTTGATCTGCAGGTCGGCAGCGGCGAAGGCGGCTTCGTTGAGCGAGTCGGCATAGGCATCGATGGCGTGCTGTTGCAGCTTCACCAGCACTTGCGAGCGCGCATAGATCGCTTCGGTTTCTGCCGCGACTTTGGCAAAGTCCAGATCGAGATCGGCGT